ATTATCTAAACCATCAAACACCTCATCATCACCTACTACATTATAAAATTTATCTTTTAATTTATGTATAACTTGAATAAATGCTCTGATATCATCAGGGCTACCTAATTTCCAAGTTCCTTCTTCTACTTTACCTTCTTCTGCAGGTAATGGGTTTTTGGTTTGTTGTCCATCTGCCCAATCAAAATCTCCATCATCACTAAAATGACCAAATGTTGATTCTGATTCAGCATCAGCATCATCGCTGTCTTCTTTAACTAAAAGACTTTTAACAATTTTAAGTACTGTATCAGCACTAATATCACCTTTAGCATATCCTTTGAACAATAATTTCTTAACGTCAGGATCTAATTGAGAATTTTTTAATGTAACAACTACTTCGTCAGTACCTCCTTCCCATAATTCTTTATAATCGATTGCCTTTGAAGGACGATTAGGAATAGATGGGGCAAAATGTGTTCCAAATGTTTTATTGTAATCAGCAGCAACTTTTCTTCCTGCTTTTCTTGTAGCGTATTGAGCTCCGGTGCCCGGAGTAGCAGATGCGGAACCGCCAGTTCCAGACATCTCGTTTGTTTTTTTCTTGACTAATTTAATCTTAGGCATTATGCACTCTCTTAAGTTCGTTAACTAATTCTTGGTATTGTAATAAAGCTGAAACTTGTTCGTCTTTAATTTTCTTTGATTCCAAGATTGGATTAATTAGTGTTATAACTTCTTGAACCTTAATTTTAGTTACAGGTTCGTCAATTGATTTTTGTAATCCAAGTAAATCTAATCTAACTTGTTTGAACTTCTCATCTAAGAATTTCTTTAATTTAGTTGAATCAGAAACACTTTGAATATATTCGCGTAATACTTCTTTTTGTTCTTCAGTTAATTTAGCGAATTTTTTATTAAATTTTTCAAGCATTACTTTTTGAACTAATACACGGCTAGCTTTATCTTGTTGTAAAAATTCTTCAACAATAGGAGATAAATTAGCAGAAGCTTTACTTCTTGTTAAATGCTCTAAAATACTAATTTTGCTTGAAATAATTGTTTCGGGATTTTTGAATTTCTTATCAGTATAAGATTCAAATAATACGTAAATTGATGCTAATGTTTTATAATTATTGATTTTAGCTTTAAAGAAATCTTGAAAATCATATGAATTTTTGATTTCTCTAATTAAGTTAAATTTTTCTTTATTTAATTTAACTCTATCAATTTTTGTTGACATTTCTAATATAGTAGAAATTACGACGTTGGCTTTTTGCTCAGTCAATTGTTCAGAATTAACTAAGGATTGGTATAATTTGTTTTCTTTAGCCATCTCAGAACTGATGAAATATTTTTTAATCAGCCCTAATGCTTTAGAATTTTGGTTAATCATTGAATCAGCCGTGATTTGACGCACTAATAATTCAAACAAAATACCAGTATTTTTAAATTTACTATGTTTAACTTTCATATGTAGAATGCTACTAATTATAAATATTTGAATTATTTAATTTCTTCGCGGATGTTATCTTCATCTAACAAATTACTTTGCTCAAATAAACGTACTTTACGTGATGTTTTTAACCCGTCTAGTGCACTCTTATTTTGAAGGTATATTGCTTGAGTGTTTAATGTTTCAAGTTTCATGCTTGTATTAACATTTGCACGTGTTTTAGCGTTATAAGCATCCATTCCGTCAGCATCTTTGCCTTTACCTTTAAGATCATCTTTACCTAATCTATCACGACCGAAATTGCTGTCTTGGTCGTTATGATCAACTCCCTTGCTAGGTCTTCCAGGAATTGGTTGATCAGGATATTGATCATTATCTTCATCGTATCCTTTAGGCACATCTTCTTGTGTTTTGGTTGTTTGTCTACCTTTACCATAAAGCGTTGCTAATTGGTGAGGTGTACCATATGCTTGACCTGATTCTGATGGGTCGTTACCTTCAGTTTTAATTTGTTCGTATCTAAATTCACGTTTTTTATCTTCAGCAAGTAAATCTCTAATTTCTTGTACTTGGTCTTCTGATAAATGTAAAATGTTATGGTAAATCCAATCAGTAGGCATTAAATTATTTTCCATAATTGAGCCAGCAAGTTCAATCTTAGATTTCATTAATTCAATACGTTCTTGATCGTATATAATTGATGGAGTTGTTAATGACAATTCAAAGTTTGTCAATTGTTCATTGTGATATCCTTGAGAATATAAGTGTACTAATGCAATTTTAGTTAATTCACTAACTAATATTCTTTGAATACGTTCAACTGTACGAGCAAAACGAATATCTTCAGCAGCTAATGTTGCTTTACCGCTCAATTCACCTTCATAGCCTAAATACGCTTTAGGTATTTTTAAAGCGGAGAAAAGTTTATCACGTAAGTATGTTACGTCTTCAATAGCAGCATATTCAAGACCCTTTGTAGTATCAATTTTGGTCGTTTGGTCACCACCACGAACCGGGATATAGAAATCCTCAAGTACGTTCTGCATATTATATCTCAAGTTGTATTGACCAGTTTGAGGATCAACAACTGGAGTTTTCTTCATCTTGTTAATCATTTTCTGCATGTAACCTTCTACCTCGTTTGGTGGAATGTTACCTACGTTAACATAGAATACTCTTTTTTCTGGGGCACGAACAATACGATGGATTAACATCGCATCTTCCATTAATACTAATTGCTTATATAATTTACGACCTGGTTCTAAATAACTTCTACCATAAGGTAAGTAGTTAAAGTCACTTAATAATCTAAAGTGAGCCATTTCGTAGTTATCAAAATAAACACCCTTACCATCTGGGTCAGAAATTAATGGAGCTGATAAAACATATCCTAATGGTGATGTTGCTTGAGCAGTTGGGTCATATTTGAAACGAACCTCTTGAGGTTTTTTCAAATCATAACCTTCTTCTCTTAAAATATTATAAGCTGAGAATGGTATAACACCATACACACCAAATTTTTCACTAATTTCTAATTTAAGATAGAAGTCACCATACTTACACATGTTTCTTGTCCATGACCATAAGTTAAATTCAATATTTAATACATCGTAAAATAAGTTGTATAAAATCTTTTGAATTGTTTCGTCACTACTTCTAATTTGTAATACTTCACCTTGTTCGTTACGTAAAGTACATTCGTCTGCTACAATATCAAGAGCAGATGCACAAATAGCATCTGTATCCATCGCCTCATAGTCAGCATATAACTGAATACGTGTAGTAGGGTAATTGAGTTGTTGAGACAGATTATAGTTCCAACCACCTGATGTGGTATACAAACGAGCATATCTGTCGTATAATGAGTTTGTTTGTAGAACACCTAGACTTTGGATATGATCAGTATCCATTACTCTAAGCTGCTCTCCTCCTACGTTTCTTATTACAACGTCGGTAGAAAAGAGTTTTTTAAGTCTACCTAAAAATGTTTCAGCCATATTTTGTTATTATATTATATAAATATTTATTAACCTAACAACCAACTTAAATCTTCTGATTGGTCGTGTGGTAAGTCCATCGAATACGGGTTAGGCATAAAATTTCCGTTTGTTGGGGAATAAACTGGTGAGTTATTATTGCCAGTTCTGTAAATGCTATTAATAGAAGCGCGAGCCATATCAAGACCTTGTTGTCTAAACGTTAAAGCTGTATCTCTTAAGAACATTCCTATACCCCAAGCCATCACCAAGTCATCATTATACCCATCAAGTGCTTGTGCTTTACCATTTTTCCAAACAAACGTTCTTAATTCCTCAAGTGTACGTTTAGATTGTATAACACAAGCCTTCTCGTGAATATACGACACCATCTTTGAGATAACAAGTGGTCTTGTGCGAGTTGATGTAGTAAATCCAGGAACCATACCTTGACCATTTTCAAATTTGGTAAGATATTGCTCAACATTACCCATCCCCATATCCATTTTGGGAGAATAGTATAAATTCTTATATCCTCTATCTATTACTTGTTGAATTACAGCCCAACCTACGTTAGCGTTTTCAATTACTAATAAAGCATCATTATATTCTGTAGCTATAGAAACAAGTACGTTACCAAAGTCACGAGTTGATACTTGTTGTTTAAATTCTCCAACTTGTTTTGCTTCTTCTACATCTACAATATGAAATGTTGAAAAGTCTTTACCATCACCTCTAGCTACGTCAGCTATTACAGCATATTGTCTAGAATAATCAGGAGTTTCCCAAATCCATAATGAACCATCTATACCTCTTTTATCCATTGGTTCCTTCATAAAGGAATCTATATAAAAATTTAAAATTGAAGGTTCAATTACAGTATCACCTGAAGTTGTAAAGTCACAATCACATTCTTGTGCTGCGTTTCTAGGTCCTAATAATCCATCTTGTTCATCTCGCCATGCTTGTGTTCTTTCAGGGTGAACTGTCCAAGGTAATTTAATAGGCACAAACTTATTTTCACCGGATGTGAGTCACTGGTATCTAATTCTTTGCCAACAGCCCAACAGCCTAATAATCCCAAACTTAACTGACTTGCACAATTGCTAAGCTTTGACTGAATTAATTGATTACTTGCAAGTGGACGGCCAAATTGTTTACGTGTTAATAGATAATAAATTGTTTGTGATAAACAATCATTTGCAGCTCCGAGAACACCCCATGATATACCATATCTTGCACTATTTAAACATGTAAAGGGGCCTTTTAGCCCGGTAACTACTAATTTATTTTCTGGCGGAACAACAACATTATTAAGGTAAATCATACCGGTTGGGGATGCACGCAGACTAAATTTACCCGGTATATAGGGTGTTGTAATACCTGTTGATACACTTCTATCAACTATAAAACCGTTGATTTCTTGGGTATCTGTATTCTTGGCCCAAATAATAAATA